TAAATTTTTTATCAAATGAAATAGGATTTGGTCCAGTAAAAATATAATATCCATTAAAATATTCAAATTGATAAAAGTTAAAATTAATCAAAGCAGAATTTCCAGTTATTACTTGATTTTGATTAAGTAGGGTTAATTTTACTTGATATACATATATTGTATCGCTAATATTAACACCAAATGGAGAGCTAATTACAAATTCATAACTATTATAATAAATTTTTAAGTCATCTTTGGGTGCTATATTTAATCTAATTATTGAATTATCATCTAACATTAAAAATACATCATTGTAATAATTTATAAATTCATAAGTATCATAAAAAGCAACATTAAAATTTTGAAATAAAACAGGACCTAAATAATTAAAAATATCATTTTTAAAATCATTAAAATTATTTTGATAAATTTTTGTGTTTATTGTTTTCTTTTCTGATATTTCATATAAATTTTTACCTGTTATAACTCTATTTATAGATAAATCAATTAATTCATTATTAAAATAAATTTCAGTTGTATCATTTGATACAATACCACTAATATCATATAAAGTAGTAATTTTATAATTGGAAATATCATATAAATTACTATTAACAATATTTTCTAATAAATATTTTGGTTTATAAGATTGTAAATATTGATTCACATTTAATATATCTAATAAAGATTCATTAGAACTAATATAGCTAATATTATTTAATAAAGTATTTGAAACTAAAAATAAATAATCTGTTAGATCATTACTAATTTTTTTACTACTATTATATTTTTGTTTCAATTGAGTAAGTATATATCCTTTGTTTGAAATTTTAAATTTTTGAATTCCTTCACCATTTTGAATAAAGTTTGAAGACAAATCATAATAATCGGGTGTTATTAATGAATAAGAATTAAAATTATAAGTATTGTAATTTTGTAAATTTAGATTACCAATAATATTTGAATTCCCGATTACTGTATTTATGGTTTCTCCTAAATTTTTTAAATTATTGATAGTATTAGTATATAAATCTTGATAATTTTGATTAATATTTTCTACTAAATTCACTAAATATGAAAAATTACTATCTTGTAAGAAAGCCTGTTCAAAAGTAGAATTAAATGTTGTAATAATAAAATCTTTGGGATAGTATTTAGATAGATTTATAGAATCATACACAACTGAATATCTACTACCTTGATAATAATAAAATTCACTAGAATTAATAGGACAAATATTATTAATTGTATAACCATTAATAGATATATTAGTGGTTTTATCAGAAGTAGGTAAATTATAAAAATAATATAAGGGCTCTGAATTTTTTTCGTATTTATAATATAAACCCGGACCTAGATCATAAAAATACGTTGGAGAATCAGGAATTAAATTACCTGAAGGATCATATAAATGAAAATTATTAGATGAATCTGGTATAATAAAATTCCCACTCAAGTCAAATAATTGACCAGCTTCATCAATAATATAATCTAAAATATTATCTAAATCATCTATTAATATTTTATTATCACTTAGATCTACTATATAACCAGACAAATCAATTAAATTACCAGATTCATCTATTAAATGCCCATTATTGTTAGTGACTAAATAATTATGATATGTATTCATAATAAATGGTTCTTGGTAAAAACTAGAATTTAATTGATAATTTTTATAATTACCTGATAAATCAACATTTCTGTAATGATGTAATATAGGATATAAATTAGGTACTAAACTATTTGATATAGTCATTAAGTCCCATTGATTGAATCCTGGATCTCCAAAAACAATAAACTTAGTTCCATCAAATTTAACTGGTAAAAAATTATTCTTAGGTATAACATCAAAATTTCTATCTTTAGAAGCAATTAACCAATATAATTGCCCTAGTACTCCAAAAGACGGATCTAATTCTAATTCAAAGTTGAAAACAACTACACCTCCTTTAACTAGCTGTAAATTAAAATCATAAACAATTAAATCAATATTTAAAATTTTTTGAATATCCAAACTAATATTTGGGACAACATTAAAATCAGAATCTAATCTTATAATTTGTCTAGTAATACTATTATCGTTATTAGTTATTTTCAATTCATAAAATAAATTATCATTAAAAATACCCATTTTAATAATTTTAATATTATCAGTTTCTATAATAATATCTTTGGTTTTAATAATATTGTTATTAGTACTAAATAAATTATAAGTAGTATAAGGTAAATTTTGATATTGAATTTGATTAAAACTTATATCTGGATAATTTGAAGGGTTTAAACTAATATTAGGATAATTAATATTACCACTAGAATCAATATCTGGAATAAAATCTACTATTGGTATTTTAAGTTGTTTCACTAATTTTAATTGAATAAATCCTAGATTAGTATCAATTATTACTGATTTTGGTAAATTAATAATTAATTTATTATTTAAAAAATTAAAATCTGCTAATTCTAAAAATCCACCCTCAAATCCTAAGTATAATTTATTATAAGTTGTTCTATTCCAATTATTTATAGTAATAACAGACCCAGAAAGAACATAATTAAATGTATCAATATCAGTAATTTCCACATCTTGGTTATCTATACCATAATTTATAGTTCCTACATCGGTATAAGAAGGCGCAGGAAAAATATAATTAGAAGATAAATCACTATTTTTAATGTTTATAGTTCCATAAAATGATTGTGAATTTAATAATCTATTTAAATCATCTCTAAGGTTATCTAATCTAATATTCCTATTTAAATTTATATTATAGAAGAAAGTTAAATTTTTATATGTTTGATTATAATCATTCATTTCTAAAAAAGTATTTTGAAATGTATTATCACTAGTTTTTTCAGAATAATAATTATCTAAATTTTCAGCTAATCTAAAAAAATATGCTATAGTAATTTTATTTCTCCATAAAACAAAAAAATGATAATCATCAAAATTTTGTTGATTGACAATTAAATCAGTTAATTTATAAGTTAAATAAGGAAATACTAATGATAAATCCATTGGTTGTAAATAAGCAGGATCATCAAAATTAGTCCATGTTGTTGAATCTAAATTTGATAAATTAGATAGAGTACTAAAAACATTATCAAAATATTTTTTAATACAATCATTTAAACCTAAATTAGTTAAATTTGGATTAAATTTATCATCAAAACATAAAATATTTGTAGTATCATCAGTCATTTGATTATAAAAAGTTTTTAGAATAGACCAAGTTTTTTCAGGTCCTATAATATTTAAAGAATTCATTAACGAAATATTATTTTGCTCACATCCAAAATAATTTTTATAAAAATTTTCATATATTTCTAATTGAAGAGTTTCTAAATTTCCAAAAGATGAATTATTATAAAGATTTATCTTACTCTTCCACTCTAAAAAATAATTATTATTACCTATAATTACTGAATTATTAACTTTATTATCTAGACCTGTAGATAATTTCTTCCAAAATGTGAAACCTTTAATTTTAATTGAAAAATCAGGATATAAGGATTGAAGTAAGAATAAATAAACTAAAGAATTATATTGTAATGCATTATTTTTGTATGTATTTTCAGAATAATTATTTTTTTTAGCATAGTTAATTGCAAAATCAACATCGTAAACTAAATTATTCGATGAATTATAATAATTTTTAATTTCATCTACAAAATTTAAGTATGTTCTAAAATTATTAAAAATATTATAATTTATATAACCATCGTAAATAATAGTTTCCAATTTTTCATTTAAAATATTAACAATTCTAAATTGTGAAACAATATTAGTAAAATAAATGAAACTTTTATTATTATTGAAAATTTTTAACCAAAATTCATACCAATGATTAAAATTTAATCTAAACGCTGGTAATAATTGATTTAATTTTGAATCATATAATTGCATCATTTTTACTTCAGCACCATAATTATTAGGACTTAACAAGTTTAAACCAGATAATAAATTTTTTTCTACATCTTTTCCTGAAATTTGATAAAAATTATTATCATTTTCTGATAAATTAAAAAAATTCTCAGGGATTAATAAATATTGAGCTGAAGTAGCCTCAAAAAATAAATAAGTTTTAATATTATTATTAATTAAACTTAATTCATTAATATCAAAGGTATTGTAGATTTCAGTTATGTTAGTTACTGTTTTAACAATATCAAAATATGGTATATCTACAATAAAATGAAAACCACCTAATAAATCATTAACTTGTGGAATTTTAAATTGATGGAAAGTATTAAACTTTTTAGTGCCAATAGATTTTATTATTTGTTCTAAAGAAAAATTAGTGTGCTGTCTATAAATTGTTTTAAAAAATGTAATTTCTGGATTTAAAATTAATGGCGCATCCTGTAATCCAATGGTTAATAATTGTACTAATCCTCCTGGCATTATTATTTAGAGATTAGATATTATTCTCTAAAATAAAATATCACTTATTTTAATATGTATTATTTATTTTTTGTTGTTTTAGAAAATTGTCCTTTCTCTGAAGCAGTAGTTGATTTATGTAATAAACATAAAATTGATTATAAATCTTTAATCATATCTAGAAATGAGAAAGATAAATATAAAACAGATGAAATTAATACATTTCCTCAAGTTTATTTAAAAAAAACTAGAACAAATGATTCGTTATTATTAGGTGGGTTTACTGATTTTGAATTATTTTTCAATACATTTGCAAATAAAAAATATAATTTAAATAATGTTAATATTTTTACTAAAAAATATCCAATGTGGAATAAAAGAGCAATTTTAAGATTAATTGAGTTGATTAATAAAAAAAATTTAATTAATTAAAAGTTATCTTCCCATTTTTAAAAACACCTATACATTTAGATTTGGAATCATAAACGTTGCCTTTTTCTTTATTTTCATAAAAATAAGTTTTACCTTCTATTGTTATCGTGTCTAACAGATCTTCATTCTTAATCTCTAATATGTCTACACAATCTTTATTTAAAGTTTTCTTCTCCTTTTCATCTAAATATTTTTGCATTAAATCATTTAAATTTAATTTTTCACCATCGCTAATTAACTTTAATAATTTTAATTTTTCATCAGTAATTAAAATATTTATCTCTTTTTTAATTTTCTTTTTTGAATCGCTAATTTCAGCATCAATCTCTCCTAATTGTGAATTAACTTTAATATATAATTCATTTAAGCTTTCTAAACCTTTCATTATAATTAATTTATCCAAAATTTAATTTAATTTCAATTTTTCATTATAAAATAATTTTCATAAACTATGATTCCAACAAAATAATTTATCTTTATTTTTGTAAAGAGCATCTCTTCTGCAAAGACTACATTTTTCAAAAATATTCTTTAATACTTCTAAATTATCTTTCTTTAACGACTTTTCTGTTAAATTTAAAAGTTTGCTCTGATCTGTTTCTAGAATTGGAATTTCTATTTTCAATATACTGATTTTTTTTATTTCTTCTAGTAAATTTTCTATCCTGTTCATTAATATTATTATCATTAGGAGGAAAAAAATTTTCTTTCAATTTTTTATGTTCTAAATCATTGGATATAAAATTATTATTAATAGTGTCTTGATCAACTTCAATTTCTTCAAAACAATCAACTAACTTTTTATCCAACATCATGTAAAAATCAGAGAGAAACATATATTATTAATCTAATTAATAAAATAACTAATATTAATATTAATCAATTTTTTTATAAAGGAAAATTATTTTATTTGTTAATGTTCTTAGTAGACAAATATTTTAAAGATTCAAATCATTATGTTTGGCATCATTCTATAATAGAAAAGCTTCTTGATAGTTTCGATACACATAATGAAGTTTATTCAAAAATTAATAATATTATTAATAAACCATTACCTGAATTTGAAAAAATTATTAACAATTTAGATAGTGGTATTTGGCGATTTGCAAATTTCCAGCATCTTGTTGTATATGGAAAACCAGGCTGTGGAAAAGAATTTTTAGTTAATAAGTTATTAGAAAAAATTTATAATAAGGAGAATACGAAATTAAATGACATTGAATATGTGATTAATGGTTATGGAAATTCTAAAACAAAAGTTATAATTAAACAATCTAAATTTCATATAGTTATAGAACCAAATTCGAATGGATTTGATAAATATTTAATTCAAGAAATTATTCAAAATTATGCAAAAACTGATATATTAAATATCTTCAAATATAAGCGATTATTTAAAATTGTTATTATTAATAAAATAGATAATTTATCTAATACTGCTCAAGCTTCTTTAAGAAGAACTATGGAAAAATATGCGGATACTTGCAAATTTATTTTCATTTGTGATCAATTATCAAAAATGATAGAGCCATTGCGATCGAGATGTATAGAAGTTAGAGTTCCATTACCAAATAATATTCAAATTCTTAATACTCTATTACATATTTCTCATATTGAAAAAATAGATTTGAAATCAAATGATATTTTAGAAATTTTAGAAAATTCTAATCAAAAAATTTATAATGCAATATGGCTATTAGAATTAAAAAAATATAATTATATTTTTGATAATTCAAAAGATAAAATATTAGATACAATAGTATTTATGATTACTAATATTAATAATTTTAATAATAAAAGAACATTAAATGTTATTAAGAAATGCAGAGAACTTTTTTATAAATTATCAATAACTAATATTTCAACTCAAGAAATTATTAGTGAAATAATGATAAAATTATTAAAATGTTTTGATGATATTAATATTAAATCAAATATAATAGAAATTACATCTATTTTTGAACTAAGAAAATCATTGGGGACTAGACATATAGAATGTTTTGAAGCATATATAATTAGATTGATCTATTTGTTTTCTAATTATTTTAAAGGTCAAGATTATCAATATAATTTAGACATATTAGAATTATAAAAGAATTTGTGATAATTATAAAAAAATATTATCATTCTATTTAATGGAAGAAAAAATTAATTTACTTTATAATTTTTTATACAATGATACTTATAAAGAATGTTTTGAATTAGATAAAATTGTACCTGGAAAAATTAAAATAGATGATATTAAAATTACCAATGAAAATGATTCAATGAGTCATTTGAAAGAATTAATTGATAGTAAATTACAATTTATGACGTATAATGAAAATGAAAATATTATTTATTTGAAAAGATTTTCTGATTCTTTTCCAACTACAATAAAAATTAGTTTTTATATTGACGATAGTAATAATTTAAATAATTTTCCAAATAATGATGCATTGTTTTCATATTTATTAAGTACCCTAGTTTTAAGTAAAAAAACTAGTAATATATTATTGCCCATAGTTAATTTTGATATACCTTTTGATAAAATTGAACCCTTATTAAAAAATGTACCAGTTTATAAGAAAATCAAAGAAAAAATAGAATATAATGAAGTGAAAGATTTATTATCTGTAAGAGTAAGAGAACATTTTTTACAATCTAAAATTTTGAAAGAATATTTTGAACAAAATATTTGTGATTATAAACCATTATTATTTCAAATAATTCACACTTTGGCTGTAATTCAAAAAGAGTTCCCAGGTTTTAGACATAATAATTTAACTATTGATAATGTAATTATTTATATAGAAAAAAATGATAATCATAAAGTATTTGAATTTGGAAGTAAAAAATGGTCAATTATAAATAATAATTTTAATATTAAAATTAGTAATTTTGAAAAAGCTACATTACCTAAAATATATGGTGTTAAGAATCAAAGAGATACAGATGTACCATACATTAATGAAGTAAATGATTATTTTGATCTTCATTCATTCTTAAATTCATTATTAGAAAATATTAAAAATAAATCTAATTCAAAATGTAATTTGGAAACTACTAATTTTTTAAATAAAATAATTCCAATTCAATTGAGAGGAATGAAAGATAAGAAATTTTACTTAACTAAAAATGAAAAATTATTTAAACCATCAGAATTATTATCCGAATCTTATTTTAATGAATATAAAGAGAAAAAATCAAAAGATAAAGAATTAATGCAAAATACTGTAGAAATAAAAGATGTACTATCTGAAAATAATCAAAAAATTACAGAAACTAGTGATACTGAAGATATTATTGATACACCTTTAAAAGCAGATACCGATGTAGAATTAATAACAAAATTAAATATTGAACCCAAAGAAGGAGAAGAAGAAGGACGAGAAGAAGGAAGAGAAGAAGGAGAAGGAGGAAGAGGAAAAAAAGAAGGAGAAGAAGGAGGAGAAGGAGAAGAAGATAATTTAGAAGAAAAAGCAGAAAAAAATCAAAAAGAAGAAAACTATAAAAGTAAAAAAACAAAACCTAGTAAAAAATCAAAAGCTAGTAAAAAATCAACTAAAGAAACATATAAAAAAATAAACATTCTTAAAGGTGGTGGTAATAATTCCGATAGTTCAGACAATAATGCATCTAATCAAACTACTGAAGAAAATAAACCAAAAGTCCCTATTTGGGATCCTGCACATCCAAAATACAATCCCAATCACAAACCTAAATCCAGTCTACCTCCTTGGGACCCTGCACATCCTAATTATAAACCTAGAGACCCTAATTACAAACCTAGAAATAAACCATGGGAAAAACCTAAAGAAGAAAGTGATGATAGAAATGATACTAGTTCCGCAGATTCATCAGAAGAAAAAAAGGTTGATAAAAGAGAAATTAAAAAAGAAGATATGCCATCTGATTTTGAAACTGAAACACCAAAAAGAACATATGAACCTAAGAAACCTTTTGAACCTAAAAAACCTTTTGATTCTTCAAAATCTAGACCAGCTTTTGACTCTTCCAAACCTGAACCAAAACCAGAACCATATGTACCAGATGTTAGACCATGGGATAAAAAAGAACCTGAAATGGGAGGTCGTAAACCTTTTGTTCCTCGAAATGATATAAATCCATTAAGAACTACAGATTTGAAACCAGATGAAAATTTTCAACCAATTAGAAATTATGATATGATGAATCCAACACCTGCTCCCCCTGCTTACGTTCCATTGTTTGATCCTGAAGGTGGTATAATAAGTAAATTATTACCATTTGTTAATGGAGGTAATCCCGCTAATTTTCCATTAAATAAAATTTATAATATTACTTTAGGGGATCCTTTAGGTAATCACGTATTAGTAAATAGAATTTACGAAGATGTATTACCTGGTGAAAAGACTATTTATACATTTATTAGTTTAAAAGAAAGAGAAGCTATAAAAAGATCAGTTAGAAATAGTATTTTAAATAAATACGATGGAGAGGATTTTACAATTCAAGGTGGTTCAAATTCATTATTATCATGGATTAAAATTTATGATTTAAATCCTTATTCAATTAAAACAAATCCTTACGACGATATTCCATTAGACTTTTTGCTCTATAGAAGTGCCTACCCTATAAAATATAATGAAAATGAAAATAGTTTAAAATCAACACCTACTTCTATAGGAATCAATATTAGAGTTTATTTCTTATCTTTAGGAGCTGCTAGATATTCTAACTTTGAAACACCTATTGAAAAATTTTATTTTGACGTATGGAGAGATTTGGAATATTATATTTGGGTTGATTCAATTATAAAAAGAAAGATCTCTCCAAATTTTATAAACATGTTATTATATATTTATGATACTAAATCTGAAATTAATTATAAAGAATTAGAAGGAATTAAACAAAGAAAGGATACAGAAAAATATAAAATTCAGAAGAATAACAATGACTTAATAAATAAATTATATCCCACAACTAGAGAATCTATACCTGATTTTACTGGACCAGTTTTGGATCGTCCATTTCATGAATACTTACATCCAAGAATACCTAGATCAAAAGAAGAAACTACTGCAAAAACAATCAATTTTGATGAAATTAAGGTAGATAGTAAAGAATTAAATGTTGATATTACTAAAGAAATGATTGAAGATTTAACTACTTATGATAGAAAAAAATTAGTAATTTTAACTGAAGCACCAAATATGAATATTATAAAATGGAATTCAAAAGTATATGATAAAAGAGGCGCCGTTTATAAAATGTTATCAAATGGCTATCATTCATTAGAAGTTTGGCGTTCAATACTATTTCAAATGGTTTATGCATTTGCTATTCTTCAAAAAAATAATATTTTATTTAATAACTTTACATTAGAAAATAATGTATATATTAAAGAAGTTCAATCTGATAATACAGGAAATAATTGTTGGTTATATAAAGTTAATAATATTGATTATTATGTACCTAATTATGGTTATTTATTAGCTTTAGATTCTAAATATGCTGATTTAATTAAAGATGAAAGAGAAATTCAATTTAAAATTTATGGTAATATTTATAAAGGAATTAACGGTATTCATGCTTCAATGAAATTTTCTACCGAAATTAAAAATATATTGACAAGTTTTATGGATCATAATAATTATAAAGTAGGAGAAAAACCAAATGATTTAGAAAGTGATGTTATTTCATTAATGGAAAAAATAAAAACTAATTTAGGAAAAAATGATTCTATTGATCAAATATTACCAACTTGTTTTCCAGAGTTATTTAATAATAAAGTAGGTAAATTAGTTACTAAATTAGAAAAAGAAAATTTTAGTATAATGAATAGACCTGAATATAGGGAAGGTAATTTAATGATTAGACAAAAAAGATATGATGAATACGATTGGGTTGTATATAAAGGTTTATCTATAGATAAGAAAAAAAGAATAATTTTAACTAAAGAAGGTGAGAAAGAAGTATTTCCTTCCTCTTTATTTTCATACCCTGAAACGATTAAACCAGATGAAATAAATGTGATTGATACTTATATTTTTTAAATGAAAATTAGATTTTATTGATAAAATAAAATCTAATATATTTTAATGTCTAAAAACTTTAGGGAAGCTCAAAAAGATCCAAAGGTTCCTCAGATAAAATATGACGAAAATAATGGAACTCCTAAATTTGATTTTCAACAATTTCCCTTAGGATATTTCGCAGATAATGCAAAAGGGAAAGCCTTAAGAAAACAATTAATTGTAAGACAAACTAATGCTAATCCTGACTTAATAAATGAAGTAGAATTGATTTTCTTTTCGAAAGATAATATGAATATTATAAATAAGCAATTAATTTTAGCAGTTTATAAAAAAACTAATAAAAAATTTTTAATTTGTGCCCAAAAAGAAGAAAATTTAATAATAGTTATGAGATATATTTTTATTGAATATGCTAAAAATTTACCTTATGAAATTCCTGAACAAATTACAGAATTAAATTGCCGTGTTATTTCAGAAATATTACCAACTGTAATTTCTAATGTAGATCAAAAAGTTGGTTATATTAGAGATATTTCAACTCAACCAATTGGACCTCCTTTACCAATTAATACTAAAAATTTACAAAGTACCTTACCGTCTATCAGTAATATTTTAACTTTAGCTGAACCAAAGCCTTTTAGAAAACCATTATCATATCAAGAAGAGGTTGATGAAGAAACAGATATTCAAGGTACCAAAGGTCTCGAGGGTTTTATATATTAAGAAGTTTTTTCATATATTAAGACTAATTACTTATTAAATTATAATTTATTAAAAATATAATTTACTAAAATATAGTTTATTAATTATCTAATTCAGTAGTAGCATAGATATCCATATCAGATCCATATATGAAGATGTTTCCGTATTTTTCGGCTAATTCTTTTGCATCACCATCAGGGTTAGTAGTACCACCCATTTTAAGACTGGTCATTACTGATCTATTAGGTTGTGTTTGATCTAATAAAGGTGCATAAGGATCATAGCATAAAATATATTCAGGTGATACTTTTTGTTTGATCCATGCAGAAGAACCAATTACAACTTTAGTTTTATTTCCACTTGCATCTACATTTACTTCAGAAAATACTACAGATCTTATTTTGAATGTATCTTCTGCTTTTGCACTACTTGATAATGTCATTGTAGGAGGAAATGCAATAGGGCTAGTATTAATTCTTTCAAAACCAGCAATAGGGGTAGGTAAAGTACCCATAGAAAATTGTTGGATATGGTTATTTATTTTAACTACGTTGCTTCTGCGATCTACATAAAAGATTAATACACCACGAGACCAGATTAAATTAGTGTTTCTGGGTACAATTTGACCACCTTCGATGAAAAGTTGGAATTGATTTAAAGCACTATCTAATTTAATTGGTGCAGCAGGGGCACCAGTTCCACTTAATGCAGGAGGGAGTCTCATGTTAATCATGGGTACACCAGTTACTTGAGGTCTAATATTGTAGGAATAAGGGTTAACGGCAACAGGATTTACGATAGCAGGTGTAACGGATACCATGGTAGGTCTGAAAGAGAAGGCAGATAATAATCTTTTTAAGATTACACCATCGTATCTTCCGTAAACTAAGTCGGGAGTATCTTGTTTATTTAATCTGCATAAATCTACAGAGGCCATGAAATCTTTGAAGGATGCATTGTAATATTGACCATTTCTTAAGTGAAGTACGCAGTTCCAAAGTTGAACTTGGAGTTGGGCTCTGTTTAATAAGTCAAGAACAGTGGATTTATTGTCGCAGACTACATCATTAGGATCAGTTGTTAATGCAAAAAATAATTCATAATCAGGGCGAGAAGTTAAAGGATCGCCGTTGTGTCTAGATTTAATAATGTTAGAGATACTAGCATATAAGAAATGATTTTCAATTACATTTAATTTAGGTAAGAAAAGAGCTGCTACTACAGGGTGAATGTGTTCACCAATTCTGTGTAAGTTTCTGTCATATACACCAGAAACAGCTTCAAAGTCTAAATCTTTGTATTTTAAGGATTGAAGTAATACTTGAGCATGTAAAGGTTTAGATGCAGCATCTAATCTTATAATTTCTTTCATGTATGTTTTATCTTCACCATCTAATCTGCTTGCAAAGCCATTAAAGTCTAAACTGATACCACCTAATACTTTTTCTACGTTGGTTGCAGGTTGGATTAAGTCTAAGCTTTTATTTCCAACTAATTCTTGTTCATAGATTCTTTGAAATTCAGCAAATTCGCTGTCAGATAATCCATATTTAACTTTGTATTTGTAAGCTTTTTCTAAAAGGATGTGAAAAGGGGTTTGAGAATCACTGTATTTTTCACGAATTAATTGAGCAAATTTCTTTGCTTTCTTAGAAAGATTTCCTTGACTTTCAACGTAGGAATTTCTAAGTTCATCTACTAATTCATCGTTATTGTATAAGCTTTTTAACTTAAGGAAATCTTGAGATGTAATTTTACCACTTTTTGCAAGTAATTTTTTAAGTTCATCGTCTTTGCCAGAGCCTGATTTTCTGCTTCTATTTTGACCAAAGCTATCCATATAGTATATATCTTAGTTTAGAAATAATTTTCTCAAAAATTAAATATTTTTTAAATTTTTAAACCTTTTTAAAGTTATTTAGACAAGAATTTATAGAAATATTAATGGAAACATTATGGGTTAATAAATATCGTCCTAATTCCTTACAACAAATAATCGGTCATAAAAATCAGATTAAAAAAATTAAAGATTGGCTCCAAAGTTTAAAACAAAAAGCTAAAAATAATGCAATAATAATTTCTGGTAATCATGGCATAGGGAAAACCTTAACTGTAAAATTAATTCTAGAAGATTCCGGCTACATAGTTAGAATTATTAATCCTAGTGAAATTAAGGATTTTAGAAATTTAGATGATTTTGATGAATATTATAATCAAAATAACTCTATTATTTCTAAACTTAATTTTTATAATAATAAAAATAAAGTTGCTTTAATTTTTGATGAAACTGAGAATATATCTTTAAATTCTGAAAAAAAATATATTATGGATATTTTTAAAGAAAATAACAAGACAAGTTCTTTTCCTTTAGTATTTATTTCAAATAATCAACATTCAAAACTACTTAATGATTTAAAAAAGAATTGTGAAGAAATTAGATTTTATTCACCATCTACATTAGAAATTAAAAATCTAATTAAACATATCTCATTAAATGAAAAATTTTTAATTAGTGATAATGAAGAATTATATGAAAAAATTATTAATTATTCACAATTCGATATAAGAAGATTAATTAATATTTTACAAGAGCTTTCTTTTCACTTTAAAGAAATTTTATCTTCTGAATCTGTAGAAGAATTCTTTGAAAAATCAAGAAAGAAGAATGTTGATGTTGGGTTATATGAAGCTACTGGAAAATTAATAAATCAATATTTAGATCATGAAACAATTTTTAAATTATATGAATCCGAGAAAGTTCTTTTACCTTTAATGATTCATGAACATTATATTAAAAAGATTTTATCTCAATCAAATCAACCATGGGAAAAAATAATTTATTCTTTGGTTAAAACTTCAGATAGTATATCACGAGGTGATAATATAGAAACAAGTATTTATACTGATCAAAATTGGTATTTACAAAATATTCATGGATTTTATACTTGTTTAAACACATCTTTTTGGATAAATAGGTATAGTTCAGGTGAAAATTTATCTTCCGATAAAATGAAATTTAGTTCTGATTTAAATAAAACTTCATTAAAAAATATAAACAGAAAAAATATTAATAATTTATTAAAGATAGTACCTAATAAATCTATTGAGGAGATTATTTTTATTAATCAATTAGCTAATCACTTTATTAAAAACAATATGGAGGATAAATTAATTACTATTTTACAAAGTTATAAGAAAGATATAACTGTTAAAGAATTGGAATTATTTTTAAAGATTGATAAAACCCAAGAATTTATGACTTTATCAAGTAAAGAGAAAAAGAAAATAAGTAAAACTTTTAATATGAATTTAGATACCAAATAAAATTTTAATATAATTCATTGATTTTAGAAAGACCAACAAATTGTAAATCATTATTCTCATTTTCAGAACTAAATATATACATATCATCACTTATGTACAATAATAAATCACATATCAAACTAAGATATTTATTATCAGGAATATACATGGAATCATTAGTTAAAAATTGATAAAAAAACATAGTCGACTGATTATTATTTCTCATAGTTTCAAATAAATATCCTTTCATTCTTAATTTTTCAATATAGTTAATTGAATCTCTAGAAATATTAGGAATTATATTCCCCCATGTCCAAATTTTATTATCAGTATTAAATACTCCAAAAAAATGAAAATCTCCAATCAACTTTATTTTATTATTTTCTTTAATTATTAATTTTTGATTTCCATTTATTAATTTTAATCCTAAACTTATTTTTTTTGAAATTTTAATTTTTTTATTAATTTCTTTGAATTTTTCTTTTGCATTTTGATTAATTTTAATTAGTAAATTCATTAAATAAAATTAGAAAAAATATCTAAATATAATTAATGCTTTTTCCTTGGGGTGATTTTTTATTTGGAGAATATAAATTTTATGTTTATGGCGTATTTATAATTATTTTATGTATATTACTTTATTTGCAAGCTTCTCAAAAACAAAATGATAAAAAAAAAATATCTAATTTATAATATATGGATTTTAATATGAAAAATACTTTAACAAAAAATGAAGACAATCAAATCTTCTTTTTTTCTGTTATAATGGCTTTAATTTTCTTTTTAATTATTATGCCATTTTTAGAAAAATGCTATAGTAATGAAAAAAGAGATATTAGAGAAAATTTAGAAAATATTTTAAATAAGGGAATATATCCAATTGATACCAATAAATGTTCACGTTCATGTTGCGTAAATTCTGGTTGGCCTTTACCAGATGAATTATTAGAAAATGATATTGATCCTGAAGAATTAAAAACATATGTTCCTAATAACTTTAGTTGTAGTGATGGACCAAATAATAAAGCTGGTTGCTTATGTATGACACAACAAGATTTAGATTATCTTGGAAGTAAGGCCGGGAATTTAGCAAAAAATTAAATTAAGTTTAATACATAAAAATATCTAACTTATTTTAATATGATTAATTTTTTCGTAGAAACAAAAACTGAATATACAACACAATTAGTTAATATCTTAACACCATTAATTTTTGAAGGTATTCAATCTATTTACACCGAATCATTGAAAGTTTCTAATGAAGCAAATAATGTTTTAAAAGTTTTTCAATCTTTTTTAAAAAGAATTCCTAAATGGAATCCTGAAATGATTAAACAAGAATCTGATAGAATTATGAATAGCTCTAAAAGTTTTAGTTGGTTGGGAGATTTAGTTAAGGCTACTGTAAAATCAAATATTGTTGTTTTAACATTTAATCCCAATGGGAAATCAGCTAATAAGATTGACTCAAAATATTATCAAGATATTAAAATAGAAGATTTCATACATAAAATATATATTGAATGTGCTCGAGAGCTATGGAATAATCCATATTTAGTGTATCATCAATATCCTCCTATTGAATTAAAAAGAAATCAAAGATATACTATTATGTTAATAAAAGATTCTATTAGAGAAGCTATCAGAAAATTATTACCAGTTAAACAAATTTTAGAAGTATATTTAGGTGAACAATTAGAACCTGATGTACCTAATGATCAATTTGATAGAAACATAACTGAAGTTGATGAAATTAATATTCAAAAAATGTTAAAAAAAGAGTTATCTAATCCTCAAGTAAATCCTGAATCCAATCAATTAAATTCCAACCCATTAAATTCTAAACCACAAGATAATACACTACCTATTCCTCAAAAAGGTGGCAACGATAATCAATCTGGTGGTGATCTAAATGCTAAAATTCTTGAAATAATAAGAGAAACTGAAACTAAATCAGATGCAGATACACCTTTAACTAAAGCTACTAAAGATTCTACTGAAACATCTGCTACTTCTGAACAACAAGATAAAAATAAAAAATACGAACATATTGATGATAAAATCAAAAATATATTAGAAAAAGATTTAGGTGAAGATGACTTAGATACATCTTTGTCTTACCATCCGGAAAAAAATGATAAGGATTATCAAGAAATATTTTCAAATAATAAAGTAGGCGGTGGTGATAATTCTACAATAAATAATAATACTAATAATACTAATAAAGATTCTAGTAAAAATAAGAGAAAATTCTTTAATAATTATTTAAATTTTTAGTTATCTTTTATAATTTAGTTATCCGTTTTTTCATTCATTTTTTTATGAACTCTTACTGTAGGAGATACCAAATCAAGTATTGCAAAAGCAATAGTTGATGTAGCGCCAATCATTATTAATTCTTTATTTGGGAGTTTAACTTCAGGAATATATCTTGTAGCTAAAATTACTATAAGACCTAATAAAATATATTTAATAAAACGTTCAACTCTAAGAATATTGATACAACTCATTATTTTAGCTTAGAAAATAATATAATTTTTTCTTATATATTATAATGTTATCTTTTGAAAAATTAAAAGAATTTTTTATTTTAATTTTAACATTTGGTGTAATTTACTGGTTTCAACAAGTAGATGATAAAAAAAGGTGTAAGAAAAGAGAAGGTATATATGATAATATTAAATTACCCCTTTTAGCTTCTGCTATAGTGGGTCTTGTTTTATTTTGGGAAAAGGAAAACTTTTTAGCTATTTTTATTGCTCAAGAACATATTTCTATCCCCACTAAATTAGAAAATTCTAATCCTATTTTAATGATTGAAAAACCAGAACAAATAATACCAATGAGTGCACTAAAACAAAATTTAGATGTTTATACTGAACAACCTGAATGGTAAACAAAATTTTTTATATAATTTTTAAAATTTTCTTCAGATAGAAATTTTTTATATTCTTCTCTGAATAAAACCGAATCTTCTTTAAAAATTGGTTGAGATAACATTTTATTATATTCATTTAAATCTGAACTTAATAATTCTATTTTTTTTATTGATTCAGTAACTCCTAATAAGTTTACATTAATATACGCATCTGAATTAAATATATCTTTACAATTTTCATCACCCCAATAAATTGGGATTACATTATTTCTAAAACCATGCATAATTTTTTCAGTATGGTATCCTATCTTACTACAATTTTCCATACACAACATAAATTTATACTTTTTAATTACATCTCCTATTCTGGGATCAAACCAAGAACTATTCGCAATAATATTATCATGAATAGTTTTTTTAAATTTCCCATAATTATCAACTAGTATTTGATTTTCAGTTAACTTATTTAAAAAATTACATCTAAAACTAGCTTTATTATTGGATATAATTGTTAAACAGGTTTGTTTTTTATTAAATTCTTCTTCAGTTAGTTGATTTCTTTTTTCCTGTAAAAAATTATATAAATCAAAACCATAATAACAAATATACAATGGTAAGTAATAGTTCAAACTTTCATATAAATCTGATGAAATATAAATTGTATTTGGTAAAAATGTTAAATTCTTTGATTCAAAATTTAAATATATTTTTTTCTTATGACTATATTTTATTTTTTCATTACCAAATATTGAACAAACAATTAAATCTGATTGTTCTGGATCATTTACTATTTCAATATTTTTTTCTAATATTTTCTCCAAATAACTTTTATGAAATATTCCAATGCCTTCATTAATCAATTGTAAATTTCTTTTTATTTCTATATTATTCCAATAATTTTTATTATTTATATCTTCCAATTTTATTGGAACACCTGAAAAATCAGACCAAAAATCTATATATGATATTTTTAGACTCATTAATTAATATTATAATTATTCTCTAAATAATTGCAATATAAACTTTAATTTTTATATGGTTATTTTATTTAAAAAATTTTCTATTCTAATATAATGAGCACAAAAAATATTGGATTTGGAGCATCTAGATTACAACTCAAAAAATTTCCAATAGAAAAAATGGCCGAACATTGTACTATTGCTATGATTGCTAAAAGAGCTTCAGGTAAATCTTATTTAACAAGAGAAATTTTATATCATAAAAGAGATATGCCAGCAATTACTGTAATATCTAAAACAGAAAAACTTAACAAATTTTATGGAGATTTTTGTCCCGATTCATATATTTATGATAAATTTGACACTGAAATATTAACTAGAATTTATGATAGACAAGCTAAAATGAATAATGATAATGCAACTAGAAAAAAAGATGGGAAAAAACCTAAAGATGATCGTTTAATGTTAATTATGGATGATTGTATGTCTAGCAAAGGAGATTGGTTAAAAGATCCACAAATTTTAGAATTGTTTTTCAATGGTCGTCATCACCATATTTCTTTCATTTTAACAATGCAATTTTCATTAGGTATTCCACCTGAATTAAGAAGTAATTTTGATTATATTTTTTTATTAGCGGAAGATTTTACCAGTAATAGAAAAAGATTGTATGAACACTACGCTGGAATGTTTCCAACTATCGGTGTTTTTGAAGAAGTTTTTTCAGAAATTACACAAAATTATGGTATTATGGTTATTGATAATCGTGTACATTCTAGAAATATAGCTGATAAAGTTTATTGGTACAAAGCCAAAGAAACACCTAATTTTACAGTAGGTTCTAATAAATATAAAAAATATCATAAAGAACATTTTGATAGAGAATGGAATAAAAGATTGCCCCTTTTTGATCCTGCAACAGCAATTGCAAAAAAGAGAAATAATATTAAATTAATTGTGGAGAAAATAAGAGCTTAGAGATCAATCGAATTATTTTTCATTTGTAATTTCTTTTGTAATTCTTGTAATCCAATTTTTTCAGATAATTCAGATTCTTTGTCTGTAATTTCTTTCTTCTTGTTTTCTAATTTTTGAATTTGACTTTCTAATTCTAAAATTTCTTGTTCTACAGTTTTCTTAGAATCTTCTGTTCTTGTATTTTCAAGTTTCTTTTTCATTTCTTCCTTTTCATTTAATTTGTTATTTAATGAATCTTCAAGATTTTTATTAATTAACTCAAATTTTCTATATTCATGATATAATTGAGCTTTCTTCTCATTTTCTTTCTTTTTCTTCATAGTTTCATTTAATTGATTATCCGCATATTCAGATTCTCCAGCAAATTCTGAATCAGGCTCAGGATTAAATGGTTGCCATTTATATAATTCACCAACTAAAATACTAAAACTATCATTAATATCTCTCAAAGCTCTAGAATGATCATTTGCTAATTCTTCAGTATCAAAACATCCACTGATTTTAATTCCTACAAGTGATTTCTTTTCCTCAACTAAAAATGAAACACAATACCAATTTTGTTTATCTAATTTTTCAGTAGTTCTTTTTACTTGACCTTCGAATTTAATAGGAACATTTTGATTTTCTACTTCAACTTGTGAAAATTCTTCTACAAGACTATTTTGAATATTTCTTAATTTTTCATCATTTTCTTGTTCTTTCTTTTCGTGTTCATCAATCTTTTCTTTGAATGATTTTAATGTTTCTTTAATCTTTTCTATTTGATCTGTTTTTTGTTTAATTTCTCTTTCACTTGTCAAGTCTTTAATTTCGTCTTGAAGTTTATTCATTTCCTCTTCTTTAATAGAACTATTTTCTCTTATGTTTTTAACAATCATATTATGTTTTCTTTTTTCAAACTCAAAATTTTTAATTTTTAAACTTAATAAATACCTTTCCATCATAGAATTTAATTCGTCGTTCAAATTATTTTTATTAGGTAAAGGATCAAATGCATTCCAGGCTCCAACTTCTGCTACAAAATTATAATGACCGGGTTCTGCAATTAATTGAATTTGTTCCTGAGCTTCCTCAATAGTTTTAAAAGATCCAGATACTCTAATAGCTTTAACATCTTTTTTATTTTCATTCATCCATAGAGACATACAACAAAAACTTTGGTTATCTGGAATAATAGGATCTTTAACTAGATAATCTACGGTAGGCATTAAATTTTAATCATTCATTTCTTTAAACCAAAATATTATTTTTATAATTATATTAGTTTAGATGCATTTTGATTTTTAATATCAAAATCTGCATAACCCATCCATAAATCAGCTTGTTTAAACATCTTATCATAAATTTGAGATGGTCTATCGGGATCATATTCTTGTTTATTATCAAGATTCATTTCATTCTGTTTAATTATAGTACATTTATTATAACTTTTTGTTAAGTTATATGTTAGTAAAATTACTCCAAAAAAAATTAGTACTATTGAAATATTATGAATTAATTGATTCATTATATTACTATAGAAATTTATTTAAATGATGATATAAAATCCCAATTTAAATCATTACATATTTTTTTCCAAATAGTATCATTTTCCATTAAAATATCTAATTGTTTATGTAATGGGAAACAATCTAATAGATGATCTAATTCTAGTAATTCACAAAACTTGTTAAGCACAAAAGAATAAGATAAAAAGTTTTTTCTATCTGTTGGTTTATGTTTCATCCAAGGATCTTGAATCATTAAAAACATTTTTACAAACATCTTTTCCATATCTCTAGTTATCTTGGGTGGTGGTAATCCAGATAATTTATTGTTGATATAGTGAATATGCTCATATAAATGATTGTATTTAAGTTTCTTTAAAATTGCTCTCATTTTAATTCTATTTAATAAAGATAAATCAGTAATTCTTTTACGATTTAATTCAGATATAATATCTTTATAAATCTGTTCATCAATTTCAGGAGATTGTTTTGCTTGAAAAGCATTTAACCATTCTCTGAATCTATTTAATCTTTTATATGGAGAATAATCTTTTATTTGAACATCCTCATCTAAAATAATTATTTCCATATCACCACACAAAGGACAGATATAAGCTGATTCAACAACGTGTAAAAGTTTTTCAATTTTACATTCTATACAATATTTTAATCTTTTTGAACCATCATCCGGTGTGACTCTAATACCCTCAGTAATTTGACAATATTTTTCAAATAATTCTGTCTTATTAACTATTTTTCCAACTTTGGTACTATCGTCAATTATTTTTTTTTTACATAAGAAACTAAGAATATTTTTAGATTCTGTTTTTTCATTTTCATTATCTTTAATATTATAATATGAAAATAATAAATCACCAGTTTTATCATAATAATCCATTTCCTTCACATTATTTTTTAATAAAAATATCTTATTTTCTATATCATATTGTTTATCCAATAAATCTGCTCTTTTTTTAAGATCACTAGTGGTAAATTTTTCTCTTATTTTATCTAAATTAATTATTTCATTATTAATATTTTCTAGAGAGGCTTCTAATTGAATTGCATTATCTTTTTCTGATTCAAATTCTTTTATTTTGATTCTATGTTTATTTTCGAGTGTGGAAGTCTTTTTGATGTCATTAGCCTTGCCAGACATATAATTATTATAATAAAAATACTTTATATCATTTAAATAAAATTATTTAAAGTTAAAATATAAAAAAAATATTTACAAATATTAAAAAACCTTTAAAAATTTTAAAATTTGAGAAAAAAGTTTTATGAAAAAGTTTATTTTTTGGATAAAAGTTTGTTAAACTCAGGAAAAATATAAAATAATTTATAAAAATTTTTTTCTTAATTATAGTATATCCCATGGGTGGAGGTTTAATGCAACTCGTCGCTTACGGCGCACAAGACGTTTATTTAACAGGCAATCCTCAAATTACTTTTTTTAAAGTAGTTTACAGAAGACACACTAACTTTTCCGTTGAACCTATTCAACAAGTATTCAACGGTTCTGCCAACTTTGGCCGCACTGTAACTTGCAACTTAAACAGAAACGGTGATTTAATCACCAACATGTACTCCGTAGTAAAACTTTTAGCTGCTGACCACGCAGAAACCAACTGGGGCTACGTCAGACGCTTAGGTTATGTATTAATCGATGAAACCAAAGTTGAAATTGGTGGATCCAAAATCGATGAACAATACGGTGACTGGCTCAACATCTGGTATGAATTATCCCACAAAGTTGGCCAAGAAAGAGGCCACGGTCAAATGATTGGCGACAACACTGACTTAACCAGCTTTGCCTTAAGCCACAGTGCCACCACTTTATTTGTACCCTTAGCCTACTGGTTCAACAGACACAATGGCTTAGCTTTACCCTTAATTGCCTTACAATACCACGATGTACGTGTAACCATTCAATACAGAGAAGCTGCCAACTGCGTCAACTGGGATTCCTACACTTCTGACCAAGCCAACCTCAACAACTTTGGTATGGAAGATTCTTACTTATTAATTGACTATGTATACCTTGATTCTGAAGAAAGAAAGAGATTTGCCCAAGCCAGCCACGAATACTTAATTGAACAATTACAATTCACTGGCTCTGAATCTTTAACTGCCACCAACAACAAATACAGACTCAACTTTAACCACCCCAGCAAATTCTTAATCTGGGTACCCCACTTACAAAAATACAACACCCAAAACGAATTCTTAGCTTATGCTGACGATGGTGATTGGGCTGCTGCCAAAGAAAAAGCCGCCAAATTAATTTGGATGGCTTCCAGAGATTTATCTAGTGGTGATTTATCTGGTAATACTGTCTATTACCACAACAGCACTACTGAACCTCACCCCGAAATTAGTACTCGTGCTGACATGACCGAAATATTATTTGCATTAGCCGACAAAGTAGATGCTCAATTTATGTTTACTGAAATGGTATCTGATTCCGGAGCCGTAACTGCCTACCCTGCCGTCTTAGATAACTGCGTAGTATTAAAGAACGAATTAACTTCTGAAGATATTTCCAACTTAGTATTTGACATTACCTCTGGTGATGCCACTGCTGAAGGTTTCATCTCCGGTGTAGCTGGCCACTCTGTATACGTAATTGACACCTTCAACTACGGCAGATGGTTAGACAGAACTGTCAACCCTGTAGCCAGTGGTAAACTCCAATTAAACGGCCACGACAGATTCCAAGAAAGAGAAGGTTCTTACTTTAACTACGTTCAACCCTACCAACACTTCAGCAACACCCCTGCTGATGGTGTAAACGTATACTCCTTTGCCCTCAAACCCGAAGACCACCAACCTTCCGGCACTTGCAACTTCTCTCGTATTGATAACGCCACCCTCAATGTAACCATGCTTGACAAAGCCGACTTAAACGATGACTCCAACTTAAATATCTACACTGTAAACTACAACGTATTACGTGTAATGAGCGGTATGGCTGGTACTGCATATAGCAATTAAGCACCTTATTCAATTTATAAGGTATATATTATTATTTATTTTTAAAATTATTAGAGCATATCAATAATTTTAAAACTAATTTACGAAAAAAATTTGAATTTTAATTTGAAAATTAATATAAAGATAAAATATCAATTAAATTATATGAACTCTGTTATTAAACCTGTTGAAAATTCAAATTACTGTTTAATAAATGATATTCTTAAAGTAAGTATATCTAGTGCTTTATTATTAGCAAGACTAAAAAATATTAAATCAGATAATTTTTTTTTTGATAAAGATACTAATTTATGGTATTACCAAAATTATAAAACTAAAACTAAAATATTTGATTTTATTCTAACTAATCAAATTAATAAAGTGCAAATTATTAATGATGATATAAATGATTATAGATTAGAAAATTTAAAAATTATTTATGAACATTGGAATTTGGTTCCTCCAAATGGATATAAAATACTTAATGAAGGAATACCAACATTAATTAAAGATGGTGTTATAGCTAATCAAAAAAGAAATATGTATTGGAAAGTAGAAAATAAAAATGAAATATTTTATATGATGATTATCAAAGAAAATGTTTATACAAAATTTTCAGTAAAAGATTTAAATAAAGTATTAGAGTTAAATGGAAGTAGACCAACATGGTGTTTATCATCAAATGGTTATATTTCAACACGTGTAAAATCATTTGAAAATGGAAAATTTTGTTACCTTCACCAGCTAATCATGGACCAACACACCAAAGATAATACTGATTATAAAAATACTGTCGATCATATTAATCAAGACAAATTAGATAATAGAAGAGAAAATCTTAGAATTGTTAATATGTCAGAACAAAATAAAAATAAGGGTAAACAAGAACGTCGTATTGATGCAAAATCAGATCTTCCAAATGGTATTAAAATACTTCCAAAATATGTAGAATATAGAAAAGAAATATATAATAAAGAAAATAATAGTAGTCGTGAATTTTTTATAGTATCTCACCCTAAATTAGATAAACCGTGGGAAACTACTAAATCAAATAAAATATCAATTCAAGATAAATTTAAGCATGCTAAATCAAAAATAGATTTAATTGATAATAAAATATCAGAAGATCAATTTAAACAAATAATTGGTTTTGAAGATAAAATCGACCTTCCATTAGGAATTCGCTTAGATATTTTTAGGGAAAAATATCATTATATTCTTGATTTGAAAAAAGATAATGAAAGATATAATGCTAAAATGATTTTACATTCAACTGATATTCAAAAAGAATTAGATACATTTATTGACACAGTAGTTAATATTAAATATCCTAATTTTTTAAAAAAATATAAAATAAAAAATTTAATAGATATTAACGATGAATTAATATCTAAACAGATTGAAAAAGAAATTAATATTGAGAAAACTCCTACATATCCGAAAGGTTTTATAGTTTACAAAGAAAAAGATAGTTTTTATATTCAATATAGTAAAACTATCAATGGAAAAAGATATGGAAAGAAAAATAAAATTAATTCAAAAGATATTCAAAAAGAATTAGATAAATTAATAGATGATATAAATACAAAATATAAAGATTTTAATCTTTCAAATATCCCAAACGGAATTTTCCCACTACAAAAACAAAAAGTAATCAATCCCGAATTATTTAATCCCTAATCTGCTAATCTAAACATTAAATAAAATCTTTAAAAAAAATCTCCTATAATATATATATGTCTTTAAAGTTTAATAACGTAAATTACTCCTGTCGTATTTCTAACAGATCCAATAACTCTACTACTTTAAGTTGTGCTCCTCAAAAATATATCGAAAATTTCCAAGTTGTTTCTAATGATAAATTAACTGCTGCTGGTTGGTATCAAGTAGCTGGAACTGTATCTGGATCTGGCGGCGCCGGTGGAGTTTCAAATGTTTTCACTACCGATAGTAATTGGGCATACAATAATGAAAGAATTCCTACTAAATATGCTTCTTTAAAAGATACTCTTCAAATTATTGCCATCACTAACGGTGGTGCTAATATAGTAGGAAACATTGTTCCTGGTCCAGCTGGTAATGTAGTATTAACTCTTGGTAGAAATACAAATGTATCTGGCAGTCAAACATTTTGGTTCAAAAACATTTTAGCTGATAGCATGGGTGGAAATAAAAATAAAGAATTTCAAAACGTTGGCTTAACCTTTTAATAAAACTATTTAAAAACATTATTAACTAATTTAATAATGCTATTAAAATTACTTTTCTCTTATTTTTTTTTAACAACTAATTCTCTTCCTCAAAATGCTGTATCTCTTTTTAAAGTTTCATCTTGTAGTACTGCTAATGATTTAATGAAAAATGTTGTTTTATCTGTAGATCCTATTTTACCTCAAACTGATTATACTTTATTTTTAAGTGGTGATTTAACTCAAGAAGTAAACGATGGAACTTCTGAATATTCTGTAACATATAATTTTATTCCCTTAACACCAACAATTGAAGTATTATGCGATGAAATTGCAAAAAGTAATATAACTTGCCCTCTTAAAATAGGTCATGTAGCTTCTCAAAGCAAAGGAACAATTCCTTTGGGTTTAAGTGGAACAACTAATATTAAAAATCAATGGTTTAATATTAAAAAAGAAAGAATTTTATGTATGCAATTTAAAATAATACTTTAAAAAAAAATCTAATTTATATATATAAATGATGAATAAAGTAAATTTTTCTTGTGTTCCTATGTATAATCATGCTAATAATCAAATATTAGCTTATGCTTGCTCTACAAAAAATATAGAAAATTTCTATGCTAATGATCGCGGAGTTTATAATAAAGATACCTATTACAAAAAAGGTGATCAAGTCTCTTTCGATGGTCAAACATATGAAGTAATAGATCAAGCTACTAATGATGGTGCATTAGGATACACACCTAATGCTTATCCTAATGTATGGAAATCTTTAGGAACTAGTGTATCGAATTCTTCAGGAAGTTCTAACTGGGATGAAAATAAATTCTACAAACTTAATGATGTAGTAATGTACAAAGGGCTTAGTTATAAAGTAAGAGACCAAGCTACCGGTGATGGCGCTAAAGGATATGCTCCTGATAATAATTCTAATATATGGACACCTATATTTCCTGAATGGGTTGAATCTAAATATTATTTATTAAATGACACTGTCGCATATAAAGGTAGAAATTACAAAGTAAGAGATCAAGCTACTGGTAGTGGAGCCCAAGGATATAAACCTGATTCTGCTCTTAATATTTGGACTCCCATCTAATAATAAAAATTGATAATATATTTATTTTAATTAATATATCATTTATTATGTTTCATTATGGTAATCAACCGATTAATAGTATTAGAGATGATATTTTAAATATCAATGCTCTACAGAGGAACATTTTAGCACTACCTGAACCAATTTTATCAAAACAAGTCATTGATACTGAGTTTAACTATTCTGATTGTTTTGAAATTTCTTTTCTTAGATTTTTTCAAATTCTTCTTCATAAAGATGGCTTAATTGATCTAAAAAAATTAAAGAAATTAATTGGCGAAACATATTTAGATAACGAATTGTATAATTTTTTTCTAGAAAACTCAATAATTAATAATGAATTTATAAGTTCCAATTTAAGAATTAATTGGTGTAAATTTCTAAATAATCGAGATTTTTTAATCTACAAGTTCGATTCTAAAACTAAAGTACAACCAATTCAACAAAATATAATTTACTTTTTCAATCATTTCTTTCCACTTTTAAGAATTACTAAGATTAAAGAAGTATTTAAATTATTTAGTTCTGATAATCTTTATAATTGTAAAATTTATAATAATGGATGGGCTACTAAAGAAAAAATTTATGATGAATCTTTAATTAAGATTTTTATTAATGGTAATAATATTTATGATTGGAAATTTTACCAATATTATGAAAATTTAAGTAATCTTAAAGGTAAAATAATTACAGGTCATTGTGAATTAAAATATTCAACATATATTCAAAAATATTTTTAATCCGTTTTTTTAAACCCATTAATAAAATAATATAAAAAATTATTTCGCTAATTAATTATTACAAATTGAAAAAATTAATTGGCGCAATTCAAAAATCTTATTCATCTGTTTATCAGGTAAACTATTCTAATCTTAAAAATCAAGTAACTAAATGGCATAATGAATTACCTAATATTAAGCCTTATTACGCTGTAAAATCTCTTCCTTTAGAAAATATTATTAAACACTTAGCATCTTCAAACGTTAATTTTGATTGTGCAAGTAGAGGTGAAATAGAAAGTGTTTTAAAATTTGCACCACCTCAAAATATAATTTATGCAAATCCTTCTAAATCAATTGATGATATTAAATATGCAGATGATGAAAAAGTAGATTGGATGGTTGTTGATTCAATAGAAGAAATTGAAAAAATGGATTATATTAATCCCAATATAAAAAAAATAATAAGGGTTAAATCTGTTGAAAGTGATTCTGATATTAAATTTAATTCTAAATTTGGTGCTTCTACAGAAGAAGTTTATAAAATGTTAGATTTATTAGATTATAATAAAACATTTGAGGGTTTTTCCTTTCATGTTGGTTCTAAATGTCATAATGAAGAATCATATTATTTAACTATTAAAAATATTATGGATAATTATTATAATCATTGTAATAAATTGCATATACCTATTAAAATGATAGATATTGGCGGAGGTTTCTCGTCGCATACTAATTTATCATCTTTAAATAAAATTTTAAGTCCATTTTATGAAACTTTTAAACAAGATAATATAAAATTAATATCAGAACCAGGAAGATATTTTTCAGAACCATCAGTAGATTTATATTGTAAAGTTATTGCAGTTAAAAAAAGAGATAATATTTATCATATTACAGTTAATGATTCAGTGTATTCAACTTTCAATGGTAAGTTATACGATGGACAAAAATTTACTCCTATACCTTTATGGGATTCAACAAATGCAGAATGGGTAGATTGTATTATATTTGGTCAAACATGTGATTCATTAGATGTTATTTGTAATCATGTTAGATTACCATTACCAAAGATTGATAATGTATTTAAATTTCAAAATATGGGTTCTTATTCATTAGCTGCATGTTATGGTAAATTTAATGGATTCTTAGAACCTAAAGAGATTGATATAGAATAAATTAAGAAATTGATATAGAATAAATTAAGAGATTGATATAGAATAAATTAAAAAATAGAATCAACTAATAAACAAATGAATTTTTAATGAATTTTTCTACATTTTTAAAAATATCATAATTAGGATTTGATAAAACTTTTAAAAATGGCTTCTCATTAATAAAGGATAAATATAAAGAATCTTCAGGTTTTTTTTTAATTTCTTTTATTTTTTCTTGTTTATCTGAATCTTCTTTATCTGAATCTTCTTTATCTGAATCTTCTTTATCTGAATCTTCATTACTTTTAATACTACTATTATCTTCTGTACTTTCTAATTTCATTAAACTACTGGTTGACTCGTTTTCTGAATCAGAATCTGAATCTAAACTTTCTAATTTTATTTCAGTCTTTTTTTTGAAACTAACTATTAATTTAATTAATTCATTAATTTCAACAATTGATACTTCTTCTTCATCTTCTAATTTTTTAATTGTATTTGATAAGTACTGATTAAAAATTTTTAGTATTATTTTTGGTTTTTCTAAATTAGTATTTTTTATAAACAAATCCTCCATTATTAAATAATATTTATTTGAACTGATTTAAATATCAATTTTTTATAATTATTATATGGATAATTTTGATTTTGATCAAGTTTATCAAATGATTTCTGATATGAATAAATCAAATAAAGAAAAATGTTTAATATGCCATTTTGTGATTGAAAATAAAGAAATTGAACTAGATTGCAAGCATCAATACCATTATACTTGTTTTAAAAATAATAAAAAATGTTTTTATTGTGGCAAAAATGTAAAAATAACCAATAACAAGTGTTCTCATATTTTTACAAAAGGTTTAAAACAAGGTACCCAATGCGGAAGAATACTTTGTATTTATCATAAACAAAAAGCTACTAATACATGTAAAACTATATTGCAATCTGGAATTAATAAAGGAAACGAGTGTGGAAGAGAAAATTGCAAATATCATAAAATTATAATCTAAAATAAATTAAATGCAAAAAATATTTTTAAAAAGATCAACTAAAATTAGTCCTGAAATTCAACAAACTAAAACTGAAATAAAACCTAAAAATGAAACTAAAATTTATAAAGAAATTCCCTATAATAATGAAAAAAAAATAATTATAATAGGCAATGGACCTTCGGTATTAAAAAATGATTTTGGTTCAATAATTGATAATTTTGATATAGTAGTAAGAATTAATAGATATTATCCAAATAAACATGTTGGAAGTAAAATGACTTATTTTTTCTGTTCTCCATGGAAATTAGAATATAGTGATCAAATTTATAATACTGCTAAGAATATTTTAGTTTGGAATATTATTAATATGAATTCACCTTATGATAATAAAGATAAAACAATAATTATAAATCATCCTAAAATTAATAATTTTCTATGCGATAATTTCAAGTTTAAAAAATGTCCATCAAGACCACTAGTTTCTACTGGAATAGCTGCTATTATGACATTTATTGATTTAAATAAATTTGAAAAAATTTATATTCATGGTTTTGATGGTTTAGTAAAAGGAGAAAAATTACATTATTTTGAAAATAAAATTAATGATGAAGATGTTCATTCAACAGAATTAGAAAAAAAATTTATTAATCATTATATAGATAAAAAAATTTTATTTAGGTTGGAGGTTTAAAAAAATCATCACTATTAATATTTTTATCATCAATAAATAAATCATAACTGGGTTTACCCATTCTAAGTTCATGGAATAAACAGCCCCAAGATTTTAATTGATTATATGTTATTTCAAACCAGTTAATACCAGTTAAGGTTCCTCTAGCTGTCCAATATATAATGGTTGATCCATCATTATATAAATTATTTATTTTTTTAATTCTTTCATAATAAGGTTTAGCATTATTATAATTTTTTTGAATATTATCATCTTCGTAATAACAAATAGTATCGTCTATATCAACAAATATTATCATTATATATAATGAGGATATTATGTATTATTCCAGCAAGAAGTGGGTCTAAAGGGATACCAGATAAAAATATTAAAATATTAAATAATAAACCATTATTATGTCATTCTATTGAACAAGCACAAAAATCTAAATATTTTATTAATAAACAAATGCGTATTGTAGTTTCTACGGATTCTCTTAATTATGCTAAAATTGCTGAAGAAAATGGAGCAGAAATACCTATTTTAAGACCAGTCGAAATAGCAGGAGATTTATCTACTGATTATGAATTTATTAAACATATGGTAGATCATTTAATTGAAAGTGAGAAATATTATCCAGATATTATTTTACAATTAAGACCAACTCAACCAATTAGAAAAGTAGATGATATAGATAAATGTTTGGATATTTTTATTGAAAAATATGAAGAATTTGATAGTCTCAGAACAGTAGTTCCTTTCGAAAAATCACCTATTAAAATGTATAAAATAGAAGATAATAATTTATTACCCTTTTTTCCTCTTTTAGTTTTAGAAGATAAAATTATGTTTGAACCTTTTAATCAACCTAGGCAATTACTACCTCAATCATTTTTACACAATGGTTATATTGATATATTAAAAACATCCATTCTAGAAACGGGAGGAATCAGTGGAAATAAAATTTATCCATATATTATGAATAAAGAAGATACTATTGATATTGATACATTAGAAGATTGGAATAAATGTGGTGTAAATTAATTCCTTAAGCTTTTCTTTTTAATCAACTCTCCTTCAAATTCTATTCTTTTATCTATCGGATATTTAGTAGCTTGTTCAATCTCTCTAATACCTTTTACTAGTTTTTCTAATTCGTCTGGTTCAATACTACTTTTTTGATCACTACCCCACATATTTTTATCTAAAGTAATGTGTCTTTCAATCCAATTAGCTCCCATTGCTACTGCAGCAAATGTTGTGATTAATCCAGATTCATGACCACTATATCCGATTTCTTTATTAGCACCGATTTCTTTATTAGCCCATTTATTTTTTAACCAATGAATATAATTTAAATTTAATTCTTCTACTGGACAGGGATAAGTAGAATTAGTATGCATAATTACATCAGGATTACAACACTTAATACAATCTTCTATTTCTTCTTCACTACTCATCCCGGTTGATATAATTAAAGTTTCAAATTTGTTCCTAGCATAATTACATAATTCTAAATTATTAATTAATGCACTTGGAATTTTTCCTATTTTAGTAAATTTTGACATTAAATCAACACTATCATTATCCCAAACACTTGCAAAAAAATTAATATTATTCTCTTTTGAAAAATTTACTAATTCTTTTATTTGTTCTTCATTAAATTCTAATTTTATCTTATAATCTAAATAGGTCATTTTACCCCAAGGTGTTTCCCTAATAATATTTTTTTGATGTTCAGGAACACAAACATTTGGATTTCTTTTTTGTATTTTCACATAATCACATCCTTTTTCCTTACAAATTAATATTAATTCTTTACATAAATCAATAGATCCATTGTGATTGATACCAATTTCTCCAATAATTTTAACCATTGTATTAATATAGAATGGTTAAAAAAATTTTAAAAGTAAAAAACGAGTTAAATAAAATATATAAGATGAAAATCTAAAATAATGTACCGTTTTTTACAAAACAACTAATTAATCAATAAAATCAATATTATCAACTATTACTTTCTTAAATGTTGATTCTATTTTTTTATATTTTTTATCATTATTATCTTCTTTATCGGATTCTTCTTTTTTATTAGTTACTTTTTTCTTTGGTTTTATTACTTTTTCTACTTTTGTATTATTATTTACTTTTGTATCAATAACATCATCAATAAAATCAACATTAAATTCTGGATCAATATTTGATTTTGTATTTTTTTTAGGAGCTGTTGTTTTAGATTTTATTAAATTAGGGGTATCTAAAAATAATACTTCATTTTTAATAATATCAGTATTTATACTAAAATCAGTATTAACCTTTATGAATTTTTTTCTTTGTTCTACAATAATTTTTAATTCATCTAATTTATCTAAATTTTCTCGATAATATTCTACTTTTTTCCACGTATCAATCATTTTAGGTAAAATATTACTAAATAATTTTTTGTCTCTTTGAATAGGTTGATTATGCGATTGTTCTAATTTCCAATAAATTATTTTGTGAAAATAATGTGTTTTATTTATTTCTTCGTGTTCAGTTTGTAAGTTATTCATAACCTTAACAAACCAATCATCGTATTCTTTTTCAGTTAAATCTAATCTAGGAGGATAGATAAATTTACTTTTCCACTCACGATTATCTTCATCAAATTCTGGTTCCCATTCTCTTGGAAAGAATTGTAATAACATTCCTTTTTTAATTTTACTATCTATTTCTATTTTCTTTGCATTAGTTCCAACTGTATGTTCAGTATATAAACATTTATCAAATAAAAATGCTTCTCTAGTTTTGTATTCAATTAATTTACATTGCCAAAAATCACAAACTTCTAACTCACAACATTCTAATTGTTGTTGAACTTGAAGATAATAATAATATGGGCAAATATGTCCAGGAATCTCACCACTTGTTTCTATTTTTCTTCCAAAGGGTGCAACACATTTAATTTCTAACATAGTGCCAACTCGAGGACTAAAATTATTATCTAATGTTTTACAGGAACAGATACCATCGGGAGAAGCACCTAGAAATTCATAATGATCGGAAGGTAAAGCACCAAATTCAAATATTTGACTATTATAAATATGTTCATATATTTTTGTTGCAATTAATTCATATTTTTTCCCATGATATACATTAGCATTATCTAAAAATTTATGGGTTGGATCACATTTTTTTAGAATAAATGATTCAACTGGTTCATAAGGATTCTCATCTATTGCTGCTGCTGTATCAGATGCAGTGATACGATTATGACGATAAGCAAACCAAGCTGGAGTTCTTTGTTCAGGTTGTGGTAATCCTTTTAATTTTTGAAATTGATCTTCTAACTTTTGATATTCTGCAGGAATTTCTACTTCTGGATAAAAACTAGTAAATTCTGGAAAACAATTTTTACCGTTTTCAAAATTTATAGTTTCTTTGAAAATATACTTTTTCGTATATTTTTTACTTAATATATCTAAAATTAAATCTACTGTAATTTCTGGGAAAAGTGGGGTCCCTTCTCTAATTATTTTATTAGCAACATCTAAGAATTGATTTTCAGATAAATTGTCTAGGCTATTAGTTTTGACAAATTTATCGATAAATTTAATGATTTTATTAATTTTACCAAATGACATGTTAGTTAGTAATATTAATAGATAATTATTCTTTTTAACAATTTTTATTAAATTTCATATTTTCCTTCAATAAATTTTAATGCATTAATACTTATAATTTTTGCTTTTGCAAAATCATAAATTACTGATTCTTTTTTAGTTAATGTTTTATTTTTTATTAGTTCTACTAGTTTATCTTTTATTTTTTGTTTTTCACCTTCATTTTTAATTTGTAAATTATTTACAAATTCTTTAATTTTTATAATTTTATGAATAGCAGTTAATTTTGTCCAAGGTTTTTGATATAAATAATCATCAGAAAATTGTCCACCTGAAGGAGAATCAGTACTATTTAAACTTTTCATAATTTTAATTTCCTTAGGAGATTCATCTAACTTTAATTTATCTAATTTTTCTTCTAATAAATCTTTATTAATATTATTTTTCTCACAACTTTTAATTAAATTATTTATATAATTAATTTTTAGGTTGTTAATGATATTTTTGAAATCAATTACCAATTCCATTTAATATTAAAGATAACTTTTCTCTATAATGATTTAATTAAAAAATTGATTTAAATTTTCTTAATCTATTAACTATAATATTATGAGCTTACACATAGATTATGATTATTTATTTGCGCTTCGTCTTCAACTTCAGGATGAATTTGAAAATGAAAGTGATATTATTATTGAACTTAAATATGAATTACTAAATAAAGGAGTTCAGGAAGATGAAATTGTAAATACTTTATATATTTTTTATGAACTTTATGGAATTACAATGTCAAAGGAAACAATTACACAGGTATTAAAGGAAACTAATAATTTTAATCATTCAAATAATTTACAACATACTGGTTTAAATCAATTTATTAATATTATTAATTCACAACTAATTAGTGGCCTTGCTCCATTTATAATGCCACCAATTCAACCAAGTAATCAAAATGAAGAAAGTAAACATGAAGAAAGTAAAAATCAAGAAGCTAATGACCAAGAAAATCAAGAAGCTACCAATGAAGAAAATCAAGAAGCCAATGATCAAAATATTCAACAACAAGAAATAAATGAAAATGAAGAAAATACCGAGAGTAAAAATCATGAAGAAAATGTTATAATTGAAGAA